AGGGAATTCTATATCTAAGGACGCATCTAGTTTAAAACCAATGGTATTTCCACCATAAATGTACGTATCATAAGTTGCACCAGCAGAAACATAACCATTAGAAGCTTTGCTCCATAGGAAGTCACCATCAGTGTGGCGATCTTTTAAGAATACATCAATAACTCTCTGTACATCATGCCACATTAAAGTGTTGCAAATCATAGCATACTTATTTCCAAGTTTTCTCTCAGATTTTAGTACAAGAGCATTAAGAGCTTTCTGTAGCCAAGCAACAGTAAGTCTTGAGAAAACAAACTTAGTAGCAAAACGTTCAACCTGAGGAATAATACCTTCAGAAGTTATAATTGGACGACCAGTCTCATTATCATAGATAGTAGGCTGACCATTTTTATCAACATTGCTCTTACCCCATGCTAATTTGCCTTCACGAACCTGTAGGAAGTTCTCAACAAGAACTTGCTGACATTTAGGAAGTCTGTAAACAGGATCATCATCTTTACCTTTACCGATCTGGATAAAGACATCTTCCATTGGCTTGTACATAGCAGAGTAATCAATATCGCAACGGTGAGTAGAGATATAACCTCTAAACTTCTCGGTATTTGACGTATATTTTGTGTACAATTATTGTTAATCATCATGTTTCCATGATGTTCAGACTATATCTTAATCTAAATATTTAAATACAAAACCTTTACAATGCTCTCTTTTTCCAATAGCAACTTGTTTAGCGTTTTTATATCCAGCCTTAACACATTCCGTCATATCTTGAAATGTTTCCAACAAGTTTCCATCATCATCAAATCTTCCAACTTTTTTACCAACATGGGGCATATCAACAGAACCCATTGTTCTACATTTTAGTTTTTTCATATAAGGTAATTTTTCATATGAAAACTGATGCCCTAAATATTGATGTCCTGATTTTATTGCTCTTGGAAGATGTCCTGGACCATGAGAATTAGGATCTAAATATAAAGATGCTTCTCGAAGACTTTCAAATTCTTTTTCAAACTTTCCTTCCAAAGAATACATATAAACTTTCTTTTTTCCATTTGCTATAGAAGTATCTCTACCACCTAATGCCAAGTTATATGTATCTTCTCGTTTAACAAACTCTTCTGTAACAAGTTCTGATTCAAGTTTGTATGCGTCTTCTTCAACATCAAATATTTTTAATATCGTTCTAATAAATTTTGTAGGACCGTATTTTTTTACAGCACATTTAAATGGAGTGTTTGGATTATTATATGTGGCTGGACGATAAATATAAACACCACAACCTAAATATCCATCAAAAATATCTGGATTTTCTGTACTATGCACTCCAATATAAATTTTATTGTTTACTGTACAAATTGTTTGATATACTATATATTTCATGTATTTAAATTTTAGATTTTTTCCATTTCGGAGTTTATTTCTCCTACGTCACAAAGGACTAGTCGTTGAACGTTCTAGAGTGCTTCGTATAACGCTTGCAATATCTCTAGCTTCGCTGCTGATTGCCCACGAAGGGTTTCCAGCAATTAGAAAAATTTATTTAATTTTTCACTTGTTTAACAAGCGGAGGAGAGCAACACAAAAAAGACTTGTGGAAGTCTACCCTCCTCATGCATTTCAGGCATGTAGTTAGTTACAAATCTCGTTAATTTGCCAGCGCAGTTATCCGTAAAGTACTTAGGAAGCTGTGCAGAGTAATCTTCATCAACAAGCTTACCAACTACTAAGAAGCAGTTGTCAGCAATACGCTGAGGACGATTCATAACGATTACATACTGACGAGTTTCCTCAATAACAAATGTATCAAATTTCTGATAGTAATTTTCAGGGAATCTGAAAAGAATATCAGAAGCATTGCAACCATCACCTTCAATAGAAATAATAGGAACTCTCTTAATTCTGTTTACTTCAAGTTCCCATTCGAACATGAATTCATTAAGACGCTGCCAATTACTCTTAGAGGCTTTTTCATTTGTGTAAACATTCATTAAAGATTCAGTAAGATGCGTAATCGTATACTGATCATATAAAGTAGCAACTAGACCAATTCTAGCTGGTTTGGCACCCAAAAACTTTGCAAACATTTTTGTGTTAACTTCATATCACTATGAAGATCGGACTATATCATAATCTTAATCATCTATATACCTAAAATAGTAATCTTTACACTTACGTTCTGGATATTTTAATGCTTTTGCAACATTTTGATATCCATCTTTTTTAGCGGCTAACGTACTTTCATAAATCTTTACAAGATTCATATTCATATCATATTTTCCAACTTTTCTTTTGAAATTATGCGAGCCTTTTTTAGCTTCTCATTTTTTCATAAAAGGTACTTTTTCTCTTGAAAATTGATATCCATGTAAAGTTTGACCAGTGCGAATAGCTTTTAAAACAGCGCTTCCATTTGAAGCGTTTTCATCAAAACTTCTATTGCATTCTAAAGCACTATTAAATTCTTTAACAAACTCTCCTTCCAAATTATACATATAAATATTAACACCTCATCCATCTGGACATCCACCTTCATCACCAAGTTTAATATTATATGTATCTTCTCTTCGAATGAAATCTTCGTTTACAATAAGTGCTTCTAATTTTGCAACTTCTTCTTTTGTATCTACAATTGCAAGTGTACTTCTTCAGAATTTATCCGGACCATATTTTTCAACAGCACATTGAAATGGAGTTTCTCGTTTTTTATAAGATGAAGGTCTTTGTACATAAACTCCACAACCTAAGTACCCATCAAATACGTTAGGATCTTCTGTAACATGGTAGCCAACATATAATTTTTTGTTGACTAAACAAAGTGTTTGGTATAAAATTCATTTCATATTGTTAAGATTTCCCCCGTTTCGAATCCAAAACTGAATCCTACTCCCTTTCGGGATAGTCTCTGAACCTTACTTTGGAGTTTCCACATTGGCTTACTTGATCCAAAGTCTTGGCTGCTGATTGTCTTAAGTTTTTCCTAACACGCAACTTAAGGTTTTCCAGCAATTAGAGGGATTTATTTTAATTAAATTGCTTTAATTGAGGACTTTCAAAGTTAATCCTCATATGTACGAGTATTATGCATTTCTGGGCGTGTGGTTGTAAAACCAGAAATTCTCATATGTATAAAATTTATTTAAATTAAACATTCTAAATCCAGAGATCTGATACAGACGTAGCTTGCCGTCTTTTATTATCTGGTTTAGTTTCATTTACAATAACCTTTTCGTTATTGTCATTTTTCCTATATTTTTCCAACTCTTTTTTAGCTTTAGCGAGTTCTTTTCTAGTATCAGCCAATTCTTTTTTTCAATATTGAGAAATACCAGTTAAAGTGTCTCTACCATGTGTTCTAAGCCAAGCCAATTCAATCAATGCAGCTGGATCTGATAAATCTTTATCAAATTGACTTTGTCCGTCTTTATCTGGTGTAAGCAAATAGTCTAGCATCGCTTGCTTATCACTCTCTTCAATCTCCAAAGCATCACTTTGTGGATCATCTGCATCCAATAGAACTTCATTAAATTTTCCAAGAGAATCCATTAACGTCTGTTGCAAAGCTTCATATTGCTGCTTTTCTTGAAGCTTAGTTTCTTCAGCTTGTTTATCCTCTTCAGCTTTATAAAATGCTCTTAGTGAATCTACTTCTTTCTTGAAGAGCTCCTCGTTAATTTTAGCAGAATTTAATTTCTCATTAAGTTCTTCTTCTGTAAAATCAGGAAACTTAACAGCTAAATCCGCAATATATAATTCATCATCAGAATAATCATCAATACTATAACTCTTTTGAGGTACAGCATTAGGATTCTGAGCAAGATAGTCTTCAATTGCTTTTTGTTGATATTGCTGTACAATGGCATTTAAATCTCCACCATTCTTTCTAACAAAATCAACAACTTGTCTTTCATAATCTGTGTATTCTGTGGAGGCTAATTCCTGCAACATTGTAAGCTGCTCGTCTTTAGATAAAGTTTTAAAATCAACTTCATCTATTCCGCCATCTTCGTTTTCAAACTGAATCTTTGTTGGATCAGAAATACCTTTTGATTTCAGATAACTAGTAATAAGATCATCTTCTACAGGTTCTGTTTGTTCAGGTTCTGTAGATTCTGATTCAGTTTGTGTAGGCTCATCACTAGGCTGATCTGGAAGCAAAGGATCTTCTTTAACAACAGGTTCTTCAATTTGAGGTTCTTGGTTCTCAACTGGATCATCCAGTAAAGAATCGTAGTAATTGTTCTCAATTTCCATACTCATTAGTTCATTTAAAATGTTTATATTAATCGTCGCAAATATAATAAAAATATATTAAAAATCCAAATTTTTTATTTAATAATTTTTAAGAATTTTTGTTCCTTGTTAGTACAATATGGATTTTCTTGGACGACATCTATTTCTACAATAGTTTGCTTCTTTTGAAACAATCTAGCAAGTCAACACTTCTTTGGAGGATCGACTGTAACACGAGAATCGTGCATAACAACAAGAGTTTCATTTTTGAAAGAACAATCGACATCAAGAATATTTGGATATTGAGCACGAATGGCCAATTGACTCCAATCATCTCCAATTGTAGTATCTATAGCAACCCCAACTTGGAAGACTGTAT